GCATTGAGTACGCCGTTCATTGCGACTGGTGTGCTGGTCATGGGTACGAGCCTACTGAATATATGACGATTGAACCGTGTGCCGAGTGCCATGGTTCAGGATTCAAGTTTCAACATGTAATGGAGGCAGACGATGGATAAGTTGATTTCAATATCTCTGACCGCGAAGCAGTGGAATGTTTTGGAGGTGGCTCTGGATCGTTTCATTGATGATCAAGTTGGTGATGATTCGGTTGAGTCGAAGAACTATGCCGGACGCGCCAATATCGTGAAAATTTTAATGCAGAAAGTATTGGAGGAAGACAATGGGAACTAGAGCGATTTACATTTTTGAGTCCGCGAATGAGGAGGTTGCGGTCTACAAGCATTATGACAACTACCCGCAGGGTGCGGTAGATTTCATTGAAAAGGCCAAGGCGTATGCGTGGGCGTTCCCACGGTTTGAGGCTGACGAATTTGCTGCGGCGTTCGTTGCGGCGAACAAGAATCGCAAAGGCGGTGAGGTTCGCCTTGTGTCTTACGTTTATGAGGATCGTCATGCGCTGATGGAGGACTATGGATGGAACGACTACTACTATGTCATTTCATATGAACCGCATCACAAGGATTTGTGGATTGAGGTTTGGCAACTGCGTTACGACATGGACTCGTCTGATTCGGATTGGGTTTTGACTGATGAGCTTACGCATACTGAGATGAAGGAGAAATACGGTGAACGTACTATCGCTGTTTGACGGAATGTCATGTGGGAGGCTTGCCCTTGAGAGGGCAGGCTTTCCTATCACCAACTACTTTGCCAGCGAGATCGACAAATATGCGATCCAAGTTGCGAGGGCCAACTATCCTGACACGGTGCATCTGGGTGATGTAACCACCGTAACCACAAAGCATGGTCGTCTTTTTTACGAGGATGAAAACGGTGTTGGGTGTGGCGCGGACATTGATCTGTTGCTGGGCGGTTCACCATGTCAGGGTTTTTCGTTTGCTGGCAAGGGTCTCAACTTTGACGATCCGCGTTCCAAGCTATTCTTTGAGTTCGTGCGGCTGTTGAAAGCGTTGAAGCCAAAGTATTTCCTGTTGGAAAACGTCAACATGAAGAAAGAGTATCAGGACGTTATATCTGACCTTCTGGGATGCAAGCCTATAGACATCAACTCAAATCGTGTGAGTGCGCAAAATCGGCGGCGTTTGTATTGGACAAACATTCCAGTCCGTTCCTTGCCGGAGAACAAGCATATCTATTTGAAAGACATCTTGGAGGATGGGTTCACGGATCGGGACAAGTCGCATTGCATAGATGCGAACTACTTCAAGGGTGGCAATTTGAAGTCATACTTTGAAAAGAACCGGAGGCAGTTGGTGTTTGATTTTGACGATCCAACATCCACCGGATTGCAGTTGGCAGGTGAGGCAGACCTGAAGGGTCATGGATACAATCGCCGCGTCTACCATCCAGACGGCAAGGCACCAAGCCTGTGTGCGGCATCCGGTGGCAATCTTGAACCAAAAGTCGTGGTGGTAGGTGAAGCCGAGGGCAATTCGTTTTATCAGGAGCGCAAGGTTTATGATCCGGAGCACAAGAGTCCAACTCTTACCGGCCAGCGGTCAAGCAACGTGCCAAAGATTCTTCAAGTGCCGAGGGGCAAGAACCAAGGTGGCATCAAAGCGGAGGATGGTAAGGTTCCTACGTTGAGCGGTTCATCATGGGAGCATAACAACTTCTTGGCGGTTGACGGTATGAAGTGGCGCAAACTTACACCGCTTGAATGTGAACGATTGCAGACCGTGCCGGATGGGTACACGGCGCATGTATCGAATACCCAGCGTTATCGGATGCTGGGCAACGGCTGGACGGTTGATGTGATCGCCCACATAATGAAAGGAATGGAAAATGGGACATAAACACATGATTGATGGCGCACACGCGCAGGTGGAGATTCTTGACGAGAATGACGAGATTTTGGTTTTAGCATCGTTCTATTGGGACTACGACATGTGCTGGACGGATTTCACTGCAAGAGTAGTGAGTGTCGCTGACCGCATGTATGCGGAGTTTGATGACGGCAACACCACTCAGTACATACAATTTAAAACAGGAGGAGATATGTGTGCTATCGATCAGTAAATGTCACAAGTGTGACAGGAAGGCTGACGCGAAGGAGGGCGATCTCCACCTTTGCACAAAGCATTGGCTTGAAATCTATGGGAACAGGAGACATCACCATGGGCAAAGTGAAATCGTGGGTCATGGATATGGAAGAAGATGCCATAAACATGACTCTTGAAGAGTGGACAAAAAAGCATGGCGAGAGCGTGATTGAGATTTATCTTGAGGCACGGCGCAAGCACGCTGGTTTGCTTGAAGCAAGGGAAAGGGAGAGCGGTGATGACTAGATATCTTGAGCAGATGCAATGCCAGATGGCAAGGAATTACCACCAGTCTATGTTGGACAAAGGGTATGTTCTTTGCCCTGAATGTGGGGGTCATGGTGAATGTGAGTATGAGCGTCCTGTCGTGGATTGGGAGCGTGGCGGTTATCTTGAGGAGTACATGGATACCTGCGAACACTGCAGCGGTGACGGTTATGTAGAAAAGGAGGAGGACGATGAAATATAGAGTGTGGGTTACGGAACATATTGAGTACGTTTTCCAAGTTGAGGCACTCAACATCGAGCAAGCGAAGGAACTTGGCTTGGAAAAATGGCAGACTCATTCTCCTGCGGATCGCGAAATGCGTTGGATGGTTGACGGCTATGTCACCGAAATAGAAGTTGTTGAAGAATGAGCGAAGGTTCCGCGCCCAAAGATATTAAAACCTATCTGATCGCACAAGAGTACATAGAACGCGGTGTCTACTACTATGTAGTGGAGGCTGGGACTATGGGCGAAGCAGTCGCACTCATTGAGCAAGACCCTGAAATCTTGCCAGTAAGTGGTGACATGAAACATTTTAAGATCATAGGATACACTGAGTCGGAGGACAAATATGATAGTTAAAGCAATGGCACTGGTATGCACCGTTTTTGCTGGTGGCGAGAGCGAATGTAAAACTGAGTTTTACCCGCGTACATTTGATAGCTTACCCGCCTGTCACGCACAATTAATGCAGTGGCGGCTGTATGAGCTGCCGAGAAACAAGAAAATTGTGCTAGACGACTGTGTGGTAACAAGCTATAAACATGAGGAACAATAATAAAATCCTACGTTTCACAACTAATATGTAAGGGAGACATGAAAATGTCAGCATTAAGCGACCAAGTACTTTTGGTAAACGACACGTTAAACCTGCTGCGCGGAAAACTAGTGCGGTTCATTCTGGAAGATGGCGACATGAGGATGATAGCCAACCTCGTGGCGGTGGTCGATGAAATGGGTTTGGAGTATGACCAGGAATCCATGACTTATCGGGATCGAAAGGCCGAGCTGGAGCCAAGACTAAACGCTTTGTTCAGCAAGGAATACAGTCAACACAGTGATCCCGACTATGATGATGAAGCCCCCGAACCAGAACCCGAAGAGGAACTTGATGACGAGCTTCAAGAGGCCTTTGAACATGCATGGGACGCGGAGCAAGAGGCCGAGCGTAAAGAGGCCGAGCGTCAGGAAAGAAACCGGAAGGCACGAGAATATTATCACGCAAACAAAAAGAAGGGTAAAGCGCATGGAAATGCAACGCGGAAGACCAAAGGTAGATAAGAAGGCGGCATTTCGTAATGTAGCCGTGCCTTTGGAAATTTATGATATGATCCGTGAGTTGTCCAAAACAGAGGACAGGACGATTGCTAGGCAGCTGGCGGTCCTGATCAAGAACGCTCATGAAGCAATGTACGGTATCCAAGACTCGAAACCCGATAGCTCGGCAGATTCGTGAGCCGAGGTTCAGGAAGCGTGTCGTAAAATCCAAGAAGGTATATACAAGGAAGGGGCGGTCAATCCGCCCCTTTCATCATGCCTCCCACCTAAACTTCAGCTGCCCATAGATTGGTTGCCACTCCCGACTCCGATTATTGCGATCCCAGCCCTGCGAGGTGGGCTTGACCTCCCCGACAATCTTCCAACCAGCGCCTCGAAGCGAAGAGCCAGACTCTTCTTGCAGGGTATATGTCACCATACGCTGACCACCCATTTGTTGC